TCTAATAATATAGAGTCTTCATCTGGTAAATAAGATACTTTAGCTATGATCTCTTCACCAGATGTCAACTTTATAGTAGAAAAGAATTCTTCTTCCATATTATTTTAAATTTACTTTTATAATTTCGTATTTAAAATTTTCTTCTTGATAAATTTTAATTCTTTCTTGAAGATGTCGTAAAGTATAATTTTGCCTAGTTTTTGTAGAGATGTCATCAGCGATATCATAAAGAGTAGCTATTTCTTTGCCTTCTCCTTTTCTAAGAACTCTTCCAATCGATTGGAGATTTCTGATACGAGATTTAGATGGAGAAGCAAATATAATATTGTGAAGACGCTTAATGTTGATTCCAGTGCTAAACGTTCCATAGGAAGCAATAATAATAGCATTATCTTCTTTTTCAGCAATACTCCTTACAGCTTCTCTGTCCTCTGTATCAATTGAACCATGAACAAAAAATACTTTTCTGTTATTACTAACTGTATTATTTATTAATTCGTACAATGGCTCTGTTTTGGTTACTTTTTCACAAGCACCAAACAATCCTTCAAGAACCCACTTGTGTGTTTTAGTTCCGTCCAGTGTACCTGTAAATCCAAATCTGTACTTGGCATTATGAAGCTTTTCCATAATACCAGTGAGTGATTTAGATTTGAACAAGTGTGCTTCGTCACCAATTACACAATCAATGTCATCAAAATATCTTTTAGGAAACTTGTAAATGGATTGCCATGTAGAAATGATAATAGGTTTGTCAGAATTCTTTTCTTGACCTGAATAAATTTTGTGAATATGTTCATCAGCATTCCATCCATAATCAATAAAGTCTTTGACCATCTGTTCCACAAGAGAAGTCGTAGGAACAATGATTAAGATTTTCTTATCTGTGGCGTGGTAGTATCTCACCAAAGAATAAATCATTAGTGATTTACCAGAACCAGTGGGAGATAAGAATAAGCCACGGTTATATTTGAGAGCAAGGTATACAGTGTAATACTGATAATCTCTAGCTTTAATATTAGAAATTTTATCTACAAAAGTTTTTATGCCTTCTGGGGAGACCAACGAATTTACATCAGTAACATTGCCATACCAATTATTTTCTACGGTTTCAATAACATAGTTTTTTTCTTTTGCCCACAGAGATAATTGATTATACAAACCAACATACATTTCTCCTGTGCCAGGAGAGTAGAGTCGAATAGTTCCATCCCAATATTTGTACTTGGGATTTCTTTTTAAAAACTTTGCTTCTGGAACTTCAAATGTAAAGTAATCAGATAATTCTTGATGGATGTATGGTTCTGCTTGAATCTGTAAAAATACTTCGTTTTTCTTTTTAATAATTAATCTAGACATTAAGTAACACCATTAATAAATTTTTCCCATTCAATCGCTGATTTAATTTGAAATCCTCGATTAGAAACCATTTTCATGACGCTATCTAAAAAGTATAATGATTGTTCGATATACTTAATTTTAGCTTCTAAATTGATAATCTCCTCATCTGATTCTAAATATGTTTTCATTTTTTCTGCTGTCTTAATAGCAGAACCAAAAGGTTTTTCGGCGTATACTTTGGCATCAGCTTCGCCAGAATAATATTCTCTTTTGTTTCTTATTAATGATCTTAATTGAAACTCCAAAGAAGTTTTTTCTTGTGAAAGATCAATGTAATAATTTAAATATTTGTTATGTTGAAAAGGAATCTCTAATGCTAATTTTCCGAGATCCTCTGTGTATTCTTTATTTTTGAATTGAAAATCTACTTGACTATCTTCTTTCCACTCTTCTTTAATTTGTTCAAATAATTTAACGATAGTATCAAATTTCATAGTTCCTTAAAGTTTTTATCACGAATAGTATAACCAGTATATTTAAAAATTACTTGTGCTGTGAAGTAATCTATATCTTGTACCGAGGCATCAAATTCAATTGGAGTTAAACTAATTGGAAATAGATTATCAAAATCTATAAAAAATGATGGATTAAAATTTGAAGATAAAATTGCCAATTGTCCTTTTGAATATTCTAATGTAGTACCTGAATGTTCTTCTGATCCTCCATTTTTACGAATCCATTTCCAAACCGAATGATAGTTTTTTAAATTCTCGTCAACAATAAAGGTGAGACTTAAATCTTCGTAAGTAACTCCTCCTCCAGGTACAATAGGAAAACTTCTGAAACGAGTTGGAACTTCCGTGAAGGGCATACTAATTCCTGGAAGATTTGCTCTTTGACAGAAAAAATCTACACCTTCAAATATTTCTAATTTTAGAGCAAACCCAGTAGGAGAAAGATAGTTTCTATTTACTGGTTGCTCTTTATACCATTCAGCAGGCATGTCAACTTCCCAAGCTATTAATATTTATTTCCATAAAAAAAGAGCCCCGAAGGGCTCTTGGTAATTTGTGAAGAATGGATCACATGAGGTTCTTGATACGAACACGTCTGTAGTACATGTTCTTAGAAGCGGTAAGAGCTTCAGCATCAGGAATGGGTACACCGTCTCCATCAACACCGTTGAATACGAATGGGTTAGCAACCATGCCGTAACGGGTCTTGAAGCCAATCTTAGGCTGGAAGGTGTTAGGATCAATGCTACGTGGCATCTGGAGAGGAACGTATGGGCAATAGAAGAGACCAGCATCATAAGGATTGGTTCCCTTATAACCCATGACATAGTAATGATCGTTCGATAGGTTAGCCGAATAAGGATCAACGAAGACCTTGATACGACCGTTGATGGTGCCAACCATGAGGTTGCCAGTGTCATCAACCTGACCGATGGAAGGACCACCAGCACCAGTTAGACCTGAAGAGTAATCGAGTACACCAGCCATCGCTAGAGCTGAAGCTACGTCAGCTGAGCAGATGAGGAAGTTACCCTTACCACGACGGGTTTCTTGAGCGATAGCGTTGGCATCACGCTCAACCTGGAAGAGAAGACCCTTGAACTTCTCAACTGACCAACGACCGTTTGAATCAACGTCAAGGTCAAATACACCAGCGGTAGCAACGTTGTTCTGAGCACCAGGCTTAGCGATGGTGTATACGGTACGAACAACTTCACGGTTGATTTCAGCAAGGATCTCCGAGCTGAGGATGTTGGCTAGCTCTTGCTCAGCGTCAAGACCGTGAACAGCCTTAAGATCCTGAGCTAGCTCTAGAGTGTACTCCGAACGTAGGGCTCTGGTTCTGGCGGTTACAGCAGTCTTCTCGATGCTGAAGCTCATTTCGTTGAATAGGGTCGAACCTGATCCAAGAACTTCAGCGGTCTCACGGGCGATAGGACGAACGCCACGCTCGTAAGTACCAGCGCCAGTGCCGTCATCGTTAAGAAGACCTGGGTTTGAAGCAGCATATGAAGGATCGTTAGCAACACCGATAGGTACAACTGGATCGTTGTAACCAGTTGAAGCATCAGGACCCTGAGTGTTAGCTGAGAAGTTTACATCAGGCTCGTTGAAGAGAGCTTCACGACCCTTACGTAGACCAGCAGCACCGTTGTGCTGATAGTGAGCCTTCATGGCGAAGATGAGACCTGTAGGACCGCTCATTGGCTGAACGCCACAGATGTCATAAGCCATTAGGTTAGGCATGGCACGACGGACTAGGCTGATCATGATAGGATCGAAACCAGCTAGACCACCAGTTTTGGTGTCAAGACCTGAACCTGAAAGGGCGTTAGGACCGATAGCACCAACAGTGTTAGGAGCCTCGGTGAGCATTCTCTCTTCACGGAGAGCACGCTCTTGGTTTTCTAGGATTACAGCGGTTACAGCCTGTCTGTGCTTATCGGTAATGGCAGGAGCCTCGGAAGCGTTAAGAACAGGTGCCCACTTTTCTGTAAGATGGGAAGCGTTAAACATTTTTACCTCTTTAAACGTTTTGTTAGCGTTTGATAATATTTATTATTTAGATTATTTCCAGCGAGAAAGAGCTTGGACGTAAGCAGCCATTGCTGGCGATACATCTTCGCTTAATGCTACTGGAGCATCATCACTTACTTCAGATTTAGTTACTGATTCTGGGAAGTATGATTTACGGAGAGTTTTTACAGAATCTGTAAATTGCTCTTCGGTTTCAAACTTTACACCTTCAGATAATGAAGCAAGTTTTTCTTTTTGAGTGTCAGCAAGTCCTTCCGAAACTTGGTTTAGGATTACAACTCTGCTTGACTCAGCAAGACGATTATTTAATTCCACATTACGCTCAATTTGTTCGTTGAGGCGCTCTTCCATCTCACGAAGCTCGTCAGCCATTTCCTCGACGACATTAGCTTTGTCCTCGGGGATATTGATATAGTGCTCAGCAAAGAGATTCTTAAGACCAGCAATAAAGTCTTCGGTAATCTCGTTACGAATACCACGGTCAATAGCTACTTGGTTCTCTTCGATCCAACGCTGAATGCCGTAGCTAACCATGCCATTTACTTCTTCAGACATTTCAACTTTGATAGCTTCTACTTGCTCAACAAGCTTAGCTTCAAAGTGCTCTTCAAGTTTGGCATATTCTTCTTGAAGCTTTGCTTTAACAGCAGCTTCAAAAATTGTTTTTGCTTTTGTTTTGTAATCTTCTGTTAGCTCTTCGCCTTCGGTTAGAGCAGCAACATCAGAAGAAAGATCAAGCTCTTCAAAAGAAGGCTTGATTGGATAAGTTACGTTAGGACCAGTAGTGGTTCCATAAGCAACTTGTGTACCAACTGTAGGAGTAGCAGCCATATCGCCAGGGCTCTTTTGATGAGCTTGCTGGGCATCACCCGAAATTTGAGAAATAGGAGCGGCAGCTTTGGCACCAGGATTCTCCTCGCCATCCTCATCATGCTCATGAGGAGTGGTTGTAGTACCACCTAAATCGGTAGCGGCTTTTTGACCGATAGCGACAGTTGGGGGAACTGAAGGAGCAGGATCTTTACCGCCAGCCTTGGCAGTTTGAACATCGGAAATTTGAGAAGGTTCTTTGCCTGTAGCAGGGATTACCGAAGCAGAAACTGTAGGCATTGGATCACCAGCTTCAAGAACGATGTTTTGCTCTTGAACAAGCTCCTCAAATCTTTCGTTTAACATATCTGACATTTGAGTTTCCTCGTACTTCTAACAATTATTCTAAGATTATTTATGAAATTACAGATTTGAAAGGAAATGCTCAAATGCTTTGAGCTTCCTTTCTTCAATATTTCTCCTAGTGGATTCTGAAATATATCTGTGATATTTAGCAACTTGTTGCTCACGGAGAATTCCGTTATCCCAAACCCACTCTTTACCTTCCATGATTCCGTTAACAAATGCGTCAGGAGCTGAAGGATCTGCTACAATGTCAGCAGCAGTAGCAAGCATAAAATCATCACGAACATAATTAGCACCATTACGCTCTTCAAGTGATCCCATGCCTCTAGAAGATACGCCAAGCTTTACTCCTTCTTCAAGAAGAGACTTAGCAATATTTCCCATTGGAGTTTCTAGAATTCTCGCCTTACCATAAAAATTAGTTCCTTCGGATCTAAGATCTACAATACGATGAGAAACTCTATCTAAATTTACTGTTGGACCATCTGGATGTCCAAGTTCGCCAAGAGCACGACCAGACTTAACATACTGTTCGCTATATCTTTGAACTTCTCTATTTAAAACATCGAAAGGATATACTCTTCCATTACGATTTTTGATTTCGGATTGAAGAAAAATTCCTTCGATGTAAAGGTGTTTCTTTCCGTTCGCTTCTTCTACAAGAACATTAATCTCTTCGATGTTTTCTGTGATTAGTTTCATTGCTCTACTTCTAGTGGTTCTACTGGTTCATTGAAATAAGTAGAAGCAACAACTTGTTTATAGTTGGTGATTGCTTCCGCTGCCGCTCTTTGCATTAAATCATTGATCATGTCAAGAGCATCCGACTTCTTATTGTCGGCAATATTATTGATAATGTCCAAGCTATTCATATAAATAACGAGTTAATTTGTAATATTATTTAGTAGAACCTTTATTTGGAGCAGGTTTAGGAGCTAACTTTGCTTTTTCTTTTTCCGCTTCTAGTGCCCTTTGAGCATCTACTTCTGGCTGAGCATCTTGAATTTCTGGAGCAAAAGCATCATTTTGTCTTGCCATTGTGTCAAGAGCCATTGAATCGGAAGGATTAATAGCAACACCACTATTAATATCTTTCTTCATTTGACGATCAAGTTCTTTGTATTCTTTTTCTGTCTGCATTAATATTTGACGACGTAGATATTCTGTGGAAAAATACTTTCCGACAAAAGGATCCATTTGAGTAATGAGAGCCATACGTTCTTTCATTAACTCAACTTGCTTTAGCTCGTTGAAATGATTGTCAAACAGGAAGTCATACTGGATATGCTCTTCCATATCTTCCCAATCTTCTGGGGTAATAATGCCCTTAAGAATTAATTGGGTCTTAAGAATATCGTGAAAAAGTTCTGAGAAACGCTTACGAAGACGACCAATAAATTTAGCAAACTTAAGTTCGTCTCTAAGAATTTCTGTAGTCTTGCCAAGATTAAATGCCTTGTTATCGTCTGTCAAACGAGATGGTGGCAGGTTAAGCGAGTTGTATAATTTCTTTTTGAAATACTCAACGTCCTTAAGTTCGCCAAGATTTTGACCACCAGGAAGGGTAGAGATCTCTGTTCCTCTACCACCTTCACGACGAGGTAGCCAAAAATCTTCAAGCATACTCATATGCTTTTTGTCTTCACGAATTTCTCCCGTAGCAGAATCGTAAACAAGTTTGTTACGATAGCGAGTCATAACATCACGAAGATACTGCTCAGCTTTTACTTTGGGGAGATTGCCCACATCAATGTAGAAAATTCTACGTTCTGGAGCACGAGACAATCTGTAAATAACAAGAGAGTCCTCAATCATTCTTAGCTGGTTGAGTGACTTGATTGCTTTGTGTAAGAAACTAATTGTAATCTTTTTGTTTGTATCTTTGAGACCAGAATCACAAGTAGCAATAGAGTCTGCTGAGATTTTTAATCCTTGGCTATTTGTGTAATCCATTACCCCAGAAGTTTGAGGAACTCCTGCTACACCGAAACCTCTAGGATTGTAAATGTAATATTCGATAAAATCTCCCCAATCAAATTCTAAAGCAGAACCTCTTTCTTTAATCTGCTTATCAGTATCTTTATTAAGCTTCTGTCTAATTTTTCTGAGCTTAAGGGGATCAATATATCTTAATTCTAAAATACCTTTCTTTGGGTTGTCTAAGTCAACCACTTTATGGTAAAATAATCTACCGTCAATATACCAATTACGTATAATTTGATGACAATGCTTGTCGAATTTTAGCATTCTCAAAATAGTAGCAAACTCTTGTCTAATTCTATTCTTGATATTTTGACCAATATCTAGATTAGATAGTTCAATTTCTACTGGAGTATCGTCAGCATCAGAAACAACAAACTCATTCACGATTTCATCAATAGCACTATCACACTCAGGGTGAAGCGCCATACTA